CTCTAAGCGGTACTGCTTATCATTGTCCCTACCTGCAAAGATGTTGACTGGGACTACATAACCATCACTGGGGCGCTCCCTTTGGCGCTTCTCACTGTCATAAATCATCTCCTGTAAGATCGACTGATCAAACACCATACGCCCGGTGGTGACAAATGCCTCTCTTGCTGTTGTCGGATACTCCTGATGGAAACGGAAAACATCCGACTGACAATTGGTCTTTATACAGTTCCTACGCCAATTCAGATTCTCTAAAGTGCATTCAAACTCTATATTTTCATTATCTAATTCATACCTTGTCTTTAATCCTAATAGTCCTGATTCCTCTTCTCCTCCAAACAACGGGTCGGCACCTAAACTTTTTTCGAATACCTCCCTTTCTTTTTTACTCTTGAAGGGGCGGCTGTATGGCTCATATATATACCAAGGGAAAAAAATTGCTTCGAACCCGGATTCCTTGTTTACTGCCTGCCACCATAAATCATAAAAGATCCCCCCTGTCCCATTCGCTGTACTCTCAAGAAAAATTTCGGTTCCAAATCCCTGTACCACCGTATTCATTAATCCTAATAAATAGTCTGCACCCCCCTCTCCCCAGAATGCTGTCTCACTGCAATGGAGAAAATCTACTTTCGACCCTCTGACTTCCGATCCGCCTACCGTGCTTAAAGAGTAACTGCTATTCAACCCCTCCCGACTACCACCCCAAACAAGTTCCCGTTTACCACTGTATTTTGTTTCTGGCTTCATAAAGCCCGGAAGGTTCATCTCCATAAGCCGGGCCATTGAAAACATAGTGTCAGTGGCTGGCTTACTATGGGTGCAGATTGTTACATTCTTGTTCCGGGACATGGATGCTTTTTGGAAAAACCGGGCTTGGACATAAGTGCTTATTCCAAACCGCCGAGCCTTTAATACTATAAGCCGGACTTGCTCCTGTTGCCGTAACTGGCGTTGGGCTACATCATGTAGAATTTTTTGGACGGGATTTAACGTAAATGGAACCAGTTCGCCTGTTCCGAAATTTTGGATTTTTAGGCAACTCTTATAATACAGCCCCGGGTCTTGCTTAAATCTTTTGATCAGCTCAATCGAAGCTTCTTTTTCATTCTTCGCCATATTCGTTATCTAGATCTTCGAACCATTCTTCTATATAGCCGCAAAGCTCAAGGGCATCTGCTGTTGAAGTGATTTGGAGTTCTTCATTATCGAAAAGGAGGGATGGGTCTTCTAAAATTTTTTTAGCTTCAGGAAAAGTTATTTCTACATTATTAGTTAAGTCCGGGTGTACCATAAACACCTGCTTCTCTTTGCCTTGCTCCTGTTGCCCGGAAAGCCAGTAAGTATAGAAGTCGGAATTTATCCATCTAGAGTAAGCCATAGGTGTTTATCAGCCTCAAGGAATCCTATGTAAATGGTGGCGGGTGCGTTCGTGCGGGGGAGGGGGCCTTCGGCCCCCCACGCGCGTTCCTTTTTTTTCGGTGCCGAATCGCCGTGATCGTTCCGTCACGGTGTTGGTCTCGCCCCAGCCAGCCAGCCGTGGGCACGGGTGAGCCAGCCTGAATCTTGAGATTGCGGTACACCATGCGCTGTCATCCGTTGAAGCCAGCGTGTGCGATGGCTTTTGATTCCGGCGTGATATCTTTGGTCATCGCCTCATCGAGGAGCGCTTCGAAGCTGTGCTTATGCTCCACAACCTTCGCCTTATCACTGAATACACCAGCTTCTTTCCCCAGCATCTCAAGCATTTTAGCGGCTGGTCCGTAACTTTCGCTGGATTTAGCACGCTTATACAAATCTTTTAGCTCATTAATCACCCAATCAGCCGTAATTCCTAGCCGATTCACCCGGAATTGTTTGTATTCCTCTATCTTCCTAAGGATTCTTTCGTCCTTGATCAGCCTCCCTGCTGTACTTGGTGCATAGCCAGCACGTTTCGCAGAGGATGAGGCATTGCCGTTTTCTTCGCCAACGTAGTATAAAACGAACAGCATTTGCTGTTGCGTCAACCCATCTCTAACACCGGGCGCAATCTTATCTTTTTTCATGTGAGCGTACTTTCACACTGCAGTGTCTATCGTAGTTGTCAGCTTATGCTGTAGCGCAGCCCCATAGCCTCTTAGTGATACAGGCTGCTCAGGCAGGATATCTATCCTGTTCCCTTTCATTAGATATTCAGAGATCTTATCGTCTAGCTCCTCACGCTTGATCTCCTCCTTACTCTCCGGCGGTTGAGCCTGAAGGGGATTGTTTTTCCAGTGGAGTTTATCATCAGCCTTTAACTTCCCGCCGATTCCAAGCCTCACCTTTTTATATCCCTCAATTCGGCACTGGTCAGAGCAGTAGAGATGGTTCGATCTAAAGTCTATAAATTTTGTACTGCACTCCTTACATGTCTTTTCTTTACCCTCTGAGATCAACTGTCTGCGGAAGCCCTCGTAAACCTCTTCCAGCTCTACGTCTAGGACGCTGGCGATGGCCCGATACCGCTTCTCAGTCGGCACCTGACCAATCCTTAGGTAAACAACCGCTGTCTGGTGCGAAATTCCCATCTGTTTCTGAAATTGTTCGAAGCTCAGACCTTTTTCATGAACTTTTTTTGGTAGCCACTTCATTTTTTATTTATCAATGATTTCAAGGGTTTGAACTAGGTAAACAGGTTAAAACACCACTAAACCACTAAAAAAACGTACAAAGTACAAAAAAAAGGGTTGACAATGATTTTCAGTTCATTTTATTCTATAAATCCGCTGGCCAGAACTCCAGCTAAATGAGTGCGGTTCAAAGTTCTTCGGTTGGTAAAAAATAAAAGGTGGGTCTACAGAGGCAATGAAGCCAGACACACTAAGGTTGATTCGATACCTGAACGGATTTCTTAGGATGCTTGCAAGGCGTTGACTTTGGGTCTGCCTTGTAAATGAAACTGAGCCATGCCCGCCAACGGAGTTTAAGATCCCCGGGGATGCGAATGAATAGGCGATAGCCATTATTCTGCTTTCGGTGACCGAAGGCAGAACCGGGGCTATTCCCGAATTTTATACATATATATGTACGGAGAATGAAAATGAGAGATTACACTTCAGAACAAATCAACCATAACAGAAAAGTCTGGGACAAATTATTCGCACAAAATGTTTTGTATGTGATGGAAGCAAATCGAGTGAAGACAGACGCATATGTCATGCAAGCTAATCTGTTAGAAAAATTAGATCCCACTCACATTGATGAGGATATCTATAAAGTTGACTGGGACCATCAATACTTACCCTATTAATAATCAGCAGGGCTGATACCCCTGCTTCTGCTTTCGAATAATCGAAGGTGGAAATGAGGGTATCCCTCGAAAATATAAACATATGTAAAGGTAATTATGGGAACTTACGTTTATAAGGTTACGAAACAGAAAAAAGAGATGGAAGACGGCGAAGTGGCTAACGTTATGGAGTTCGCATACAAGCCTTATAGCGGAGACTATAAGGCGAACTCTAAAATGGCTTTCGGTAGTCAGTGCTGGCGGGCTGACAAATATGTAAAGACCCAAGACTTCACCGGGAAGGTGACTCTCAGCGGGGATGAATACTACTCAACGGTTTGGGTTAATTTCCCGTCTGAGCAGATCCAAGACGGAGACGGGACTTTAACGGATGATGAATTCGCAACCCTCGCTCGATTAAAGGTTGTTGAAACTGTAGTCCAGATTTATCGTCAGGATCTGTCCAATATCGATAGTCAGCGGAAGCTTCTATCTGAAAGTAGAGACTTTATTGATCTTCAGCAAACTCACGTTGCAAACATCATCGTTGAGCATTCAGAAGATGACCTTTTAAGTGAAGTCCTAGAATCAGCTTGGAAATCGACTGAGAACGAAAACTACGATCAGTACAGCCAAGGCTGGGTGAGCGGAGATCATGTCACATGGACTTCATCGGTAGTCGGACAGCGATCCAATATGCCCGGCGATCACTTTTTCATTAAAGGCACCCTGTTCCGGGTGGCTCCAACCGGGTTTGAGCAACTGTGTGTCGATGGCATGAGAATGAGTTGGCACGAACCAGATTATATCAAACTTGCAGAACTCAAGTGAACCCAATCAGCGGGGCTGGCCCCCGTTGGCTGGTCTTCATTCGAAGTCCCGC